GTGACAACCCCGGGGTTGCGTACCTAGAAGCCCAAGCGAGACCGCGCCACTTTTGTGGGGCGAGCTCACGTAGGCACCTCAGCGCGGAACCGGCGGTCGCCCAAGACGGTAAACCCGTCTCGCGTGACCCATCCGGTCTCCGAACTGAGGACCCTAGGTGCACAATCCCTCGGATTGGCACGGCTGTGGAGGTTGAAACCACCACCCGTAAGGGTAGGGGCTCAACCTCCTCCTCCAGCCAGAAGCCAGCTTTGCTGGCTGGGTTCTCCCGATTGGAGTCTCCTACGTAGAAGCTGACCGGCTTCTCGCAGAAGATCCCAATCCGTGGCGGTCCTCCAGGCCTCAGGGCCGGTGAGACGGCGTGTTTCCCGATACTGACTGAGCACCCCACGGCACTGAGGTTGGCGACATAACGTCTCTCGATGGCCTTAGGCCATAGAGCGATGTTGTCGTCCCCGCAGATGCGGTAGGGGTTCAGCCGGTAGCCGGTTAGGGGGACCTTTCCTGCATAGGTGGGTATCTGGAGCGATGTGTTTATCGCTCGCTCTGCTGCCCACCTATTAATCACGTTGAGGATCAGCCACGACGTGGGGAGTCCCATCAGGATTCCCCGCGAAGTGACTGCCGTCTTCGTGACAGGTTTGGCCCCCCTTGCGGCAGGGAAACGCCACGTCACACTCTGGCGTCCAAGCGCACGGAGCCCAACGGAACGTGCTTCTGCCGACATGCCAAACGCCCGGGCGATTCCCTTCCAGGCTGCTATAGCAGCAGTCTGGGAGAGCTCGTCCGTTGCGGCTGTCATGTCGACAGATACCACGTGCCGCTGGCCTTCTTTGTCCCAGGTCCCAAGACTCGACAGTGAGGACGCCAACTCGCGGCAACCCTTAATCGGGTCGCCGCGGATTGCCGGCCTCATTACCGGGTCTTGGAGAAGAGTAGGCCAGATACAGGACCGTAGCGAGTGAGAGAGGGAAACCAACTCCCACTCCGATTTGGTGACCGGCCTGGTTTTACAACCGGGCTCGGTTACCACCTCGACCATTGCTTCGGGAAGGGATTCTCCCTTCTCGAGCAAGGTGTCACGGGCCTGATCCCTGACTAGTGTATCGACCCCGAGTGATTCCCACTCGTGGTCGAGCACTAGCCCGGGATTCTCTGGCACACTCTTACCTGAGACAAAGCAGGCTGTCTGGAATGCCTCAGACCCGGCGGCGGCATTGCCGCCGCTGGACCTGGGGAACTCCAGGCAGGCTCCGGCCGACACCGTGACTTCATGCAGTCCCTGAATGGGAACGCCGCCCTTCTTTCTCCGGTAGGTTTTGGCCCACCGGAATGAGAAGTCCTCAATCTCCCTTAGCACATTCGAAGCAGTAGGGTGCATGGAGGTTAAGGTTTGCATGTGCTTTCGCACTGCTTGCCTTATCGTCCATGCCTCCTGCGGC